GCGTCCTCTGTTGTTATATTAAGAGATATTTCATCTGGTAGTACAGGAGATAAAGTTTTCGAAGCTGATTTTAATACAGAAGGTTTAGATATCTATGTTCCAGGAAATGGTATTAGATTCGAAAATGGTGTTCATGCAACAATGACTAACACAACATCTTTGACTATTGGCTATACTGGCTAGGAGGTTAAATGGCTAACACTACCTCGGGAACAGTAACGTTTGATAAAACTTTTTCTATTGAAGAAATAATAGAAGATGCTTTCGAACGTATTGGATTAAATTCTGTAGCAGGTTATCAACTTAAATCTGCTAGAAGATCTCTTAATATTCTATTTCAAGAATGGGGTAATAGAGGTATTCATTACTGGGAAGTAGGTTCTACTAATCTAGATCTAATAGAAGGTCAGGCAGACTACGACTTTTTTAGAGCGAGTGGCGATGGTACATCTGCAACAACTACAGACCCAGCAAGTGTTTTTGGTATATCCGATGTCCTTGAAGCACAGTTAAGATCTAATAGAACACAAACAACACAATCAGATAGTCCAATGACAAAGGTAGACAGATCTACTTATGCAGGGTTTTCAAACAAATTATCTAAAGGAACTCCAAATCAATATTGGGTAGAGAGATTTATAGATAAAGTTACAATACACATTTATCCAACACCAGACTCAACAAATGCATCTAAAGATATGCATTTCTTTTTTATAAAAAGAATTCAAGATGTTGGAGATTATACTAATGCAACAGACGTGCCATTTAGATTTGTGCCTTGTATGGTGTCTGGACTTGCATATTATTTATCACAAAAATATCAACCAAATTTAATTCAAGCTACAAAATTAGCTTATGAAGATGAATTAGCTAGAGCACTAGCAGAAGATGGTTCAGCTTCTAGCACATACATAACACCTAAAGCATATTACCCAGGAGCATAATGGCAAAGTACGCAACAGGAAAATACGCAAGAGCAATATCAGATAGATCAGGTATGGAGTTTCCATACAAAGAAATGGTCAGAGAATGGAATGGATCATTTGTGCATGTGTCAGAGTTTGAACCAAAGCAACCACAATTAGAACCAAAACCTATGAACGGTGATTCAATATCATTAAGACATGTAAGACCTGATAGAATAGAAAGCGCTGTACCTAAAATTTTACCATTAAATCCTTTTACAACAACAAATGGATCAACAACCATATCAGTCAATGAACCAAATCATGGTAGATCAACAAGTGATACTGTTAGATTTAGAGATGCAAATGTTGTTGGAGGTGTGGCTGCAGCAACAATAAATTTATCTACGGGATACACAATTACTAAAGTAGATGATGATAATTATACCTTTGCAACAGCTACAACATCTAGTATAAGTGAAACAGGAGGAGGCGGTTCTGCATCGGCGGGACCAGTAACGGTAACAGCATGATTAAAAAAATAAAAAATTTTATTTGTAAAATATTAGGAATAAAACAATGTGCATGTCCAGAAACAGATGAGCATTTAGTTTTATATGAAGAAGCTCCAGAACCAGAAATTTTATATACAGATAAAGATGGCAAAGCTGTAAAATGTGCAACACATAATAGATACAAAAAAAGTTGTCCTATCTGTAAAGAAGTAGCAGGAGTAGTATAATGGCTGGATTAAGTGCATCAGGATTAAAAACACAGATTAGAAGTTACACAGAAACAGATTCTAATGTTTTATCAGATAGTGTTTTAGAAAATATAATTTTAAATGCACAATACAGAATATTTAGAGATGTGCCTATAGACGCTGATAGAAAACAACAATCAGGTAATTTAGTTACAGGTCAAGAAACGATTAACGCTCCAGCAGGCGCTGTGTTTATTAGAGGAATACAAGTGTATGATTCTACTTCAGCTATAACTGGACCTAATGTATGGTTAGAAAAAAAAGACATCACATATCTACAACAATATGTATCTTCAACAGAATCAGCTAAAAGAGGACAACCTAAATATTATGCTATGTTTGGTGGTGCTACAGGGGAGTCTGATACCACGTCAGGAAGAATGATGTTTGCACCAGTTCCTGATACAACGTATAAATTTAGAGTTCATTACAATGCAGCCCCTGCATTATTAGAAAATAATGACACCAATTATATTAGTCTTAATTTTCCAAATGGGCTATTATATTGTTGTTTATCGGAGGCATATGGGTTTTTAAAAGGTCCGATAGACATGTTGACATTATATGAAAATAAATATAAACAAGAGGTACAAAAGTTTGCTAACGAGCAAGTTGGTAGAAGACGAAGAGATGACTATACTGATGGCGCTATTCGTATACCGGTAACCTCAGCAAACCCGTAGGAGAAAAATTATGGCAATAACATCTGCAATATGCACAAGTTTTAAACAAGAGCTTTTAGTTGGAACACACAACTTTACAGCAACTACAGGAAATACTTTTAAAATAGCTTTATTTACAAGTTCTGCAACTTTAGGTGCAGGCACAACAGCTTTTGCAACAACTAACGAAATTACTAACTCATCTGGAACTGCATACACATCAGGTGGTGCAACTCTAACAAGCGTTACTCCTACAACAGATAGCACGACAGCTATCTGTGATTTTGCAGACGTTAGTTTTACTTCAGCATCTTTCACAGCTAATGGTGCATTAATTTATAATTCATCACAATCAAACAAAGCAGTAGCTGCTATTGCTTTTGGTGGTGATAAAACTGTATCATCTGGTACGTTTACAATTCAATTTCCAACAGCTGACGCAACTAACGCAATCATAAGATTAGCATAAGGAGGTCCTCCTTATGGCAAACACTTGGAATCAATCAGGAACAACCTGGGGCACAGGTCGTTGGGGAACGACTGAAGCTTTTACAAGTGGTTGGGGTGTTGATGCATGGAACACAGGTGGATCATGGGGTCAAGCTAATGACGAAGTAGCACAATTAACAGGTGTATCTGCAACAGTATCTTTAGGGACTGTAATTTCAGGATCTAATACAGGTTGGGGTAGAGCTGAATATGGTGAAGAGCCTTGGGGAGAAAGTCATAACCCAGTCGTTACATTAACAGGAGTAGAAGCAACTTTTTCTGTTGGATCATTAACTGCATTTCCAGAACAAGGTTGGGGTAGAGATACTTGGAATTTTGAAAGTTGGGGCTTTTCTGGTTTAACTGTGGAAGTAACTGCACCTGATGCAATCGTATCAGACTTAGGTGCTAACGGTTGGAGTAATGCATCTTACGGAGATAACGGTTGGGGAATGTTTACTTTAAATCCTGCTGATGTTGTAGGATTAACAGGACAATCAGCAACTGCTAGCGTTGGATCACCAACTCCAATAATAGATTTTACAGGAGTTTTATCTGGACAAGCTATAACAGCTTCTCTTGGATCAGTTAGTGTTGAGGACATGTCTGTAGGATTAACAGGTCAGTCTGCATCGTTTAGTGTGGGATCAATATCTCCTGCAGATGTAGTAGGATTAACAGGTGTATCATCAACATTAAGTGTTGGAAGTGTTGTAGTAGCGAATATAGAACTTATTGACTTAACAGGAATTTCAGCTACATTGTCTGTTGGATCAGTAACTGTTGCTGACATGGCTGTAGGATTAGCAGGTCAAACAGGTACATTTTCTGTTGGATCAATATCACCTGCAGATGTGGTAGGATTAACAGGAGTAGAAGCAACTGCTTCTGTTGCTGGATTTGGCACTGCAGATGGTTTTGGAATACAAGCGTATCAAGCTGTTGACACAGGTTCTAATACAAGTTATACAGATGTAGCAGCGTAATAGGAGATAAAAATTATGGCATCAACATTTTCACCTTTAGGGGTAGAACTTCAAGCAACCGGAGAAAATGCCGGTACATGGGGGACGAAGACTAATACTAATTTACAACTAGTTGAGCAAATCACTGGTGGTTTTACTACACAAGCAGTATCAGATTCAGGAGATACAGATCTTTCAGTATCTGATGGTTCAACAGGTGCAACTCTTGCGCACAGAATTATAGAGTTTACAGGATCATTAAGTGGATCAAGAAACGTAACTATACCTATCGATGTTCAACAAGCATACATTTTAAAAAATTCAACAAGTGGATCACAAAACGTAGTATTCAAATATGTTTCAGGATCAGGGGACAGTGTAACTCTTGCTTTT